GTCGGTAGGGTATTCCGTATGAGTTGTAGAAACTTAATACTGACATATTGTTTAATGTGTCTGAAAATTGTGATTTCTTGGTGCTCAACTTTGCGTTGAAATAGTGTAATGCTGAGTCAGCTAACATTGATAGAAAGTTAGGACCGTAGGTTGCATACATTAATTCAAAGAAGGCGATGAGTGAATCATCTCCTTGAACGCGTATCCAAAAGGTTTCGTGGTTAATATTCACGCCCATTGAAGATAGGCAGGTTAGTATCATTAGCGTATTACTGGTTGAATCCTGTAATTGCGTTTGTTGATATCCTGAGCCAAAGCCATTTCTTGTCCATTTGAACAAGCGACCATCAGGTAACAGAATTGGATTGTGTTTAATTGAGTGACACATCCATTTCCATAATCTTTCGATTCTGATAGGGTTAGCTTTTGCGTTAGGGTAGAAAGAAGTGGGCTCATAAATGCTGAAATCATAGTAGGATCTCCAAATATCATGTACTGTGTCGATTAGTTCGAACAAAAGTCGCTTGTCGAATTGTGACCAGTCTAGTGATAGAATTGAGTTTGGTGTTCCTTGTTGATGTATTTCAGAGAAGAGTTTTCTCCATCCACCGCGGATAGTTTCTCTGCCCCATAGCAGGCATCCTATGTCATTGTTATTTAAATAACATGACTGTAAGGGCCAGATGAACATGTTTTCGACCATTAAAAGTAGTTTTGGTGCTCCAAATACTGCTCTAATTTTGTCGGGTTCATCACTGTTCACGACGTGTGAACGTGCGTGTAGTGTGTTCCAATAATATGGAACGGGGGTGTCTCCATCCCAAAAGGGATGTAGTCCGTCTTTAATAAAGTGGACCAGAGAACGGTTGTATTGAAATATCTCGTTATATAAGTTATGAAATGAGTAGTTTTGGTCGTTAATGATTCCAAGTCGTTGTTTGTGACGTAGATAGTCTGTAACATGTATCTTGTTATCTGAGATCCAATATGACATCTTTTCGATGTTCTCTTTCAATTTTGGTGACTCTGATTCGTTATCCAGGTTACGAAAAGTAGGTTTAAACCTAAATCGTTCGGTGTTCCATGGTGCTTCGGCGTTAGGCCGCAAGTTCCAAGGGTAGTACCTTAAGTCTGGGTATGCCACAGGATGTAAAATCCTTGATGGTTTGAAAAGTTCAGTAGTTTTAGCCACTGCTCTTTCAAAATGTGAATCTTTTGGAATAGAGTGCTCTGGTTGTTCAAATGTCATGAAGTCTCTGATTACTGCTTCATCTGTAGTAGATGATCGTCTTTTTGACGCCGCTTCATTTACGATTGCCTTCGGATAGAAGTCAAGTGCGTATCTGTAGACCCTGTCGGATCTTGATTTTGCGAGTTCAGTTAAATCGGCTCGTGACTTATGAAGAGAGTAGTCTCCTTCCAGTGTCGAGAGATATTGTATATTCATTTCGCTGAATTTAAGTGCGTAGATATTAATTTCGTAGAACCAAATATAAA